TCTACACTCTTTCCCTACACGACGCTCTTCCGATCTAGTCCGAACGTTGACGTTATGAATCAGCTTGTCGCCCTCAGTCCGTTTGGACGAGATCACCGCGAGATCCACGGTGCGCTTTGGAAACTCGCCCATCTTCACTGCCTGGCTTTCGACCTTGGACACCGTGCCGGTGATCTCGTGCTTAACCGAAATGGCCGCGCCATCTTCGGTTTCCCAGGATTCCCGGACGTAGAGCTCTACGTCATCGCCCTCCTGCGGCTCCAGATCTGCATACAGGCCAGAATCAGCACCATTAAGGACGATGGAGGCCGTCATGTTCTCCAGGCCGACCATCAGCTCACGGCCAACAAACCGACCACCGCGAGACGCTTCCATAGCCTTTTCGACATTGACGGGCGTGAACTCCTCGATCTCTTCAAGAAGCGGGTAGCCCTGCAGAGTTGCCGCCAGAATGCGGCGTGTACGTTCAGCCATTGAGCATGTTCTCCACGAAGGTTCCGATCAGGTCTTCCGATGCGTTCAGCTGGTAGACCATGTGTTCGTTCGGCGAATAGCGCGCGTAGTTCAGCACGATGTACCAAGTGCCGTTTCGGTACTCGTCGACCGTGTTCAGGGTCGGGTGCAAGTAGCACTCGAAGATGGGCAGCACACCCTGAGCAACCAGGTTCTGCCCGAAGTTGTCGATCCGGCGCAGCTCCTGGCGCATGAACGCCATGTCAAGGTTTTTGGCCATAGCGCGCTGGGCGGTTTTCATCAGCTTTCGACCGATTTCGTCAGCCAGACCGGTGTGCGAGATGAACGAGCCATCCAACGCTCGGTTGCCGATCAGCGAGAAGCCACCGAGCGAAGTGCGAGCGAAGTAGCTCACCCCGTAGCGGTTGAGCAAATCGCCCTCGTGGGTGCTGTCGAGGATGTTGTAATCGATATCCCGGCTCACGCCGTCGATGTACACGCCCTGGTTGCCGGGGCTCTCCCACGGGTCCACCTCGGCAAAGCAGCCCATGGCCATAGTGCTTGGCGGAACGAAGATGTACCCCAGCGCGGCTTTTGAGTACACCTGGCACTGCTGGTACGCCATGTAAACGCCCTCATAGCCAAGGCCTTCACCGCCCAGCGTTGAGCTGAACTCGGTAATAACCGACACCGGATCATCCGGGGCGTCTATCACCACGCGGGAACGGATGCGGCGACCCATGCTGGCCAGCGCATCAATAACCTCTTTCTGGTGGCTGTAACCAGGTGCCGCCAACACGTTTGGCACCTCGGGAGCGGTCGGGATCGCCGAGATACCGGTTTTCTGGCCGCTCTCCGCGTCAACCCCACCGATGATTTTTGCGGTAGTGGCCGCTACATCCGGATCACCCTCTACCGTGGCGACCTCCTCAACGATCACAACATACTGCACGCACTGCGCTTTCTTCAGCGTCTGCATAACCGCGTGATAGAGCGTGCCAGCCTCATCGCCAACGGTATCCAGCTTCGCCGCATCTTTCGGGTTGGCGATGCGGATAGGCACGTTCAGCGGCAAGCCGGCGTCCCGGTCGGGCGCTGTGCCAATCCAGCCGGGAATGTTCCCCGACAGCGGCCCCATAGGCGGTGGCGGCTCGGTCGTGTTGATCGAAATGCCGTTGTGGTCAAAATTCGGAATCTCAGGCATCAGTTACTCACCTTCTTATCGGCGGCGGTCGCCTTCGTGGATTTCACCGGCTCAAGGCGCCCTGCGCGCACCAACTGCTCGGCTTCACAGCGCAGGAGGTCCAGCTCCTGCCCCTTCTGCGTCCAGTGCCCGCCCCGATGCGGGAACGGCACAGTAACGCGGTACTTGCGGCGCTTCTGGGTATCAGACATAAAATCTCCAGGCATAAAAAAACCGCCGGGCGGCGGTGCTTTGGTGGTTGACGTCAAAACTCTGTTTCGCGGGTTAATGCGGCTTTAGATTGCTTCTTTGTACTGCTTTTTGGCTGATCGCTCCCGATCCTCCCACTCAGCAACCCGGCGCCTCCAAAACCCTCGGCACTCTCCTTTAACGAGATGCGCTCGCCACGACTGCAGCGTGTCCCTCGCTCTCGCCTTGCTGATATGGCCTTTTGCCAGACTGCTCTGCAGGCCTCGCATGCGCCGGCGAATTCTTCGGCGGGTCTGACCCTTTACGCAGAACCTGGAGCTCCACACCTGGACACCAACATAAGTAACGCCCTCAGCCTTCCGGAGGTTAATTTTTCCGGCTCTTAGCCCCAACTTGTACAGCTCCATCTCTATGGCCTTCTGCCACTTTTTCAGCTGCTCTCTGTCCGCGCTCAGGATCATAATGTCATCCATGTAGCGCATGTAGTGGGTGATCCCGTGTTTGCGTTTGGCCGCCTGGTCCACTTCGTTCAGGGTCAGGTTTCCGATCCACTGGCTGGGCAGGTTTCCCGTGGCGATGCCTGTGCCGGGCGTGCCGAAGTGCATGCTATCGATTATGTTGTCCAGCACTTTAAGAGTAAGTCGGCAGGCGATCCGCCGGCGCAGTACTCGCTTGGCCACATCGTGCGGGATGCTTCCGAAGAATCCGGCTACGTCGATATGTAGCGCATAGGCGGTTTCTTCGCGGCGGCGGTAGTATCTCATCCAGCTCTGAAGCCGGTAGACGGCCTGATATACCCCACGGCCTCGCACGCAAGCGAAGGTGTCCGGTATCAGCGCGTCAGTCCATATTGGTTCACACACCCGGCAGACCGCTTGCATTACCACCCTGTCTCGATAGGGGGCAGCGGAGATTTTCCGGAGCTTCGGGTCGTACACCGGAAAGTGACGGTAATCGCCAATTTCGTACATACCCCAAAGCAGCTCGTTCTGGATCGCGCCCAGGCTCGCCCATAGGTCTGACTCGAATTCCAGAACTTCGCGGTTGCGGGATTTTCCGCGCCGGCACAGTTTGTGAGCGGCAACCAGGTTGTTCCAGTCCGCCACTTGTTCAATCAGGTTCTTTGCTTTCCTGCCCATTACAGCTCCAAATGGATAGGGAGCGATCCGGGGCTTTCGGCAGGCCTATTCGCGCCGGATCGCTAATTCACGGTTTGGTTTCTCAGGGAGAGACCCGGACCAAGGGGCTGACCCCCTTCAGGGGTTCTAGGTAGTGCCGAGCTTTCGACACTCTCTCTATGGGTGGGGTGTCACTGACGCCACGAACACCAACATTGCCGTTCGAGTTCCACGGATTGTTGTTCCAGTTCACGCACTCGGCACCGTCATGGTCGCCGTTGTCGAAGTTGCCTCCGCCGATGGCGCTGCGCCTAAACCCCCTTGGCCCGTTTTCGTTGGTCGATCCTGTCGCGCCAGGCGCCGACCATTGCTTCAATCTGGTACAGCGAGCCACCGAAATCCCTGTCGTCTTCAGGGTTCGGCTCGCGCATCACGCTGCCAGCCACTTTCGGGCGAATGAGTTCCTTTTTCGCCTCTACCGATATCCGGAACTTTACTTTCCGGATGTGCTCCTGTAATCGGTAGATCTTGCTCGGCTGCCCAGAGGCCGCGGCCTCTATGATCAGCTCTGCTAATTCCATTAGTCGCTCCTCGAGCATGGCGCCTGCCCTGTACCGGTAGCTCCTGGGCATGCGCTGTATCGGCCCGGCCATTTCCATGATCAGGTCTTCAGCTCGCTTCAAAAGCTCCAGCCCGCCCTGCCGGGCGGCCTTATCACGCGCCACGGCGCAGGGGGCCACTGACGCCACGAACACCAACACTGCCGCTCGAGTTCCACGGATAGTTGCTCCAGCGCACGCACTCGGCACCGTCACGGCCGCCGCCGTCGAAGTAGCCTCCGCCGAAGGCGCTGCGCCAGTTGTCGTGGTAAACCTCGCCACGCGGGTGACTAGCATCTATACCGGTGTCGACCACGGAGCGATCCCAGGCAAATGAGCCGCCATAGTTGTACTCGTTCGACAAGTAGTCCCACAGGTTGCCCACGGCATCCACGATGTTGAACTGACTGACGGCCTTAGCAACGGCGCCGGTTGTGGTTGGCCCGCTGTTGCTTGTGGCGCTCCATGCTGTGTCGTTGTTGGTGTCGCTGCCCTGCGGGGCGCCTTGCGCGTAAACCCGGAAAAACTGCGCATCTGGTGCGTACATGCCCGAATTTGCCAGCAGGTTCGGGAGATCCTTGCGGGCGTAGATGTCGTCTTTAATGGGCGTGGCGTCGTAGCGACTCACAAGCACTGCGCCGGCGCCAGTGCCCGAGCCTTCCGACAGCTGGTAGATCGACACCCAGCGGCCATCCGGCATCTCGGCAAAGCCGCTGGGGTCACACACGGGGCGGTGGTGCAGGTCCCACACGCTGTTCGGCACGATCCCGACGGTCGGCACATACGATGCGTTGTAGCGCTCAGCAAATGGGCGCACGCGGCCAACGTGGAACCCGCCGATTTTGCGGGTGTTGTCGGCGGTATAGCCGCTCGGGAAGGTGGTGTTTTTGCTAGCGATCAGCTCTGCCGTTCCGGTGCTGGACTGGGCTGCATAGATGCAAATGTCGTCGCCCAGTTCGAGGGCTGTAATGGTGCCGTCGCTGTTTGCGATGGGGTCCCAGTCAGGCTGGGGCTGGATTGCATAGCCGTATCCGTTGCCGCCGATATTCAGCGCACCCTCAGGGATGTTGGCAGTATCGCCGGCGCCCTTTGAGATCTGCCCAAGCAGCGAGGCAAAGCCGGCAGCCATTGCCGGCACTACAATGCTGTCTCCGGTTTGCATTATCGAGACTCCAGTGTGTTAAGAATTTGGTCCACCTCGGTTTCTGTAAGCCCCAGGCGATAAAGCGTCGCATTCTGGTCGTGCGCGAAGGCGTGCTGCCGGCGTAGGCCGTCTTCGTCAGTGAGAACCAGGTAGTCCGGGTAATTGCCGTCCGGCTCTTCGCCGTCATTTAGCACGCGGTCGAACTGGTAGCTTTGGGTGCCGTCTTTCAGGCCTTGCAGGTAGCTCATCGCGCGGTCTATGTTTTCCCGCGTAGCCCACTTGCTGCCCAGGAACTGCAGGAGGTGATCAATGTCCTGCCGGGTGTTTATTACTTTGGGGAAGCCGTGCATCAGGTTTTCTCCATAGCTAGCATGCCGTCGATGATTGTGAGCTTGAATCCGGTGATGGAGGCTCTGGCGTCCAGGGCCGATTTCACGCCACTCGGCGTGGCCGCTCGGTCGCCACGAGATCCGGACAGGTGTTCTGCCTGGTCTGCGAACTCCACCATGCCCTGGGCGCTGGTGGTGGCGGCTGGGTGATTCCTGCCCGCTGCGTGTTCGGCTAGGGCTTGGGATGCCGCTTCAGCTGTTGTTTGATCTCCGCTCAAAACCTCTGAGCGCATCGCAAGCACTACCGACGGATCCGTTTTCAGTTGCACCACGGAAGTGTCGCTTACCAGAATCACCATCCGGATGGTTTTAGTCTCGTCGGACCCCTGCGATTGGGCCGGCTTGTACTGCTCGGCATGGTTGCCTACAAAGAGCGCATTACCCTCATCGTCATACAGCATCAATTCCCGAATCGTCCAGCCGCCAACTTCGGCCGGCAGAACCAGCTCAGCCACCAGCCATTGGGGGTTTTCCTCATGCTGGTAAAGGCGGTTCAACTGTGCGCGATAAACTTCGTTAGTCAGTGACTCCCAGTCGGATTCAGGACTCACAAGACTGCCCGCGCCATCGCCGATCGCCATACCGACGATGTTCACTGAGCCATTTGTTGACAGCGCATAGGAAAGCTTTGCTGCACCGATATCCGTCGGCAATGAATAAATCTGATCATCTTCCGTCATTGTGGGTATACCGTCGTTGTCGATGTTTCAACAGTCGCGGCGCCGTAATACAGCGGCCCGCGCACCTCGCTTTCTTTTTCTGAGTGGGGGTAAACGGTCGTGGTACCGCCAAAGGAAACGGCCGCGCCGTAATAGAGCCGACCCCTGGATTCGCTCGTGATCGTCAGGGCCAAGACATCGCGCTCGGATTTAGCATCCTCAAGCCGTCGGCTCAGCCTTTCCTGGGTGTCGGCATCCAGCGTTCCCCTGGCTAGCGCTACAACCAGGAGCGAATAGGGCGATCCAGCCGGCTCATCTTCATGCCAAGGCCTAACTTCAACCCCAAGCCCCAAAGACTCCACCGCAATTTCAAGAGCCCTCCGGGTTCCCGCGAGGCGCTTTGTCGGCCAGGCTGCGGCAACCGTCCGGCGCTTCTCTTGCTCCCCCGCTTGCGGGTCCCATTCCCGAACCCCATGGTCGACGCCCAGGCATGGCAGAAACTCAACCGGCGTC